ATACATCTACAGAGTCTAATACTGATGTCATAGTTAATGTCTTATCAGATACATTAAAGTGAACTCCTGGTTGTGCCCATTGTCCGTTGACATATGCCCATAATGCAAGACCACTAGCAGCAACACGATGAGGTAGTGCAAACTCAGTAGTTGAACCGTCACCAGTAAAGGTAAACGAAACTATGTTACCCATACCACCACCACCTCCTTGACCACCTCCACTCTTTTTACCTTGTCGCATTGTATTTTTTACTTCCACTTTAAATGCAGCAAGTTCTGGTCCAACTTCGTCAAGTACTTCCTGAAGGGTTACAGAGTCACCTTTATCCCCATTTCCTCCATCGTTACCCTTATCACCCTTTGGTCCAGCAATACCTTTTGGACCTTCCTTACCTCCTATCCCAGTAACCCCTTGTATACCTTGTATACCTTGTTTTCCTGTCTTTCCAATTTCTCCTTGATTACCTTTGACACCTTTAATTCCTTGTTCTCCAGTTTCACCCCGTAGTTTAACTTCTATCATTTCATCAAAATTGGTAGTAATCCATTCTTCAAACATAGGAGTTATATCTTTTTTCAGTTGTTCAAAACCACGTTCAAACACATCATTAAGAATGACAGCATACGAAGACCTGCTAGTTTCCTCAGCAAGACCTTTTAGCACTTCTTTCATATCCTCCATTTCAGTGAGTTGTGATTTCTTTCTATTTTGTATTGCTGTTCGTAGTTTTGTTGACATATTATTGTGTTAGAAAGTTTAACTACTAAAAATCTATTGTATCAGGGCGTTTATATGTAGGGGCTAAGGTTGGGTCTTTAGTGTCAAGCGGATACGGGTCAAACCTGCTTTGAGGGTTTAGAATTCCTGTATTATCAATGTTTTCAATAGTGAATCCTTCACCAACAGCATTTCCTTTATTACGTTCTTCCAAAATAAAGTTAACAGTTTCTCTATACTCTTTTTCAAATTTAATTTGTTTGAGCAAGTGTTGTTCTTGCTGTGTAAGGGCAATAGGATTTTCCAATACAAATTCCAAGCCTTCTTTGCCTCCCATTTTAAACCCACTATTCTTTAATTCTTCATAAAGTAAGATGCTTTCCTTATTTTTTCTTTCAGCAATGTCTTGTTTTTTGTATGTTTCTCTTGCTCGTTCAAGGATAGTCTCCATATCAGCACGTTTGATTGGTTTAACTTTAGGGAATCCAGCAAGTAATCTAGTTGCAAATATTTTTACTGTTTCAGTAGAAAGAACTTTCTTGCCAAGGAAACCTGCAAAAAAAGCTGGGTTTGAAGCACCGCCTGAGAGGATAAACCAGTCTGACAAGTTCATGTTATTTGGTGGCTTTTCTCCAATAATATTTTTACCTATAGAGTCCATTAAAGACTTGCTTGCTTGTATATCTTTATTTAGTTCTGCAAGGTTATCAAAGCCTCCCTTAGAAGCTATTTCAAATTGAAATTCTCGTAATGCTTTATCTTTATTTGTAGCCGATTGTGCTACCTTACTACTTACAGTAGGGTCTTTGTAATAACTCATTTTTATATTACGTTCAAATGCACGTTTTACTTTGTTCATTTCAGACATATCAAGACCTACACCTCTTGCTTTATCAGCAAGAATAGCAAATTCAGTTGCTTCAGGACTTGATGTATCTTTCATGTATTTAGCTATATCCTCAGCTACGACAGTAACCCGTGAGTCACGGTGATTACCAGGTATGTTTGACAAGCCATCATCAACATTCTCTCTAAGAGCAGTAAAGTTCTCAGACAGTTGCTTGGCTGTTTGTTCTCTGCTACCTACAATTCCTTTTTCTAATAGGTATTCTCCCTCAGATTTTCCTTGTTGTGCAAAAAACTTTTGTCTATCAGTACTTCCTAGTCCCATATTTTTCTCAATTTGAGTAGATGTCATCCCAGAAGTATCTGGTGTTAGTTTTTTTACAACTCCACCTGCTACGCTTTGTAGTTTTGCCCCTTGCTCCATTCCTGTTTCAAATGTTTTAACCCCTGCCTTAATACTTTCTTTTGTTCCTGTAACAACTGCTTGACCAGCTTCTTTTGCTGGTTTTACTACCTTTCCTGCTAGAGTTATTTCTGAGGCAACTTCTGCAACTGGTGCAACTGCATCTATCATATTCTTAGATTCAGGACTTAGTCCTTCATACCAAGTGGTGTATGTACCAATTAAAGATTGGACATTTTCGTTTTCTCCTACAGATTGCGCAAGATTTTTCATGTCTTCTTCTAATTCTGGTGTAGCAAAAGTCTTTATTGCCCCTGTTGAACCAATAGCTATTGCATCAGCAATACTTCCCAAAACAACCTGTGACAGAGTAGACATACCTTTTTCAAGTACATTAAGGTCTTCACTTCTAAGAATTTTTCCAATCTTTGCTCCACGAGCTTGCTGTATTTTTTCTGAAAAATCCCCCACCTCTTTAATATCGGAAGGAACATCTTTGGCTATTCGTGTTGCAACAGGTTCAGGCTCAGGAATCATTGTCTGTAAACCCTCTTGTTGGTTTGCTAAAGCAGCCTTGAGATTAACTTTAGGCATCTTTGGTTTTTTAATAGGTACTGGGTCCATCCCCTCTGCTGTTAACCTATCATTGTAACGACCACTAAAATATCGTTCAGTGATTTCTTTTGCATCATCATCTGTATCTCTTTTTGCGAAAGCCCTGTCCAGGATTTCCTTCATTGTAGGTTGTGTTGTTTTAGTCATATTAAGATGTTGGATAACCATTAAGTGTTCCAGAAGAGCCCGATGAACTACTTGATGAATAATTAAACTCAGAACTCATAAAGCCATTCAGTAAAGAGTCGTCAGTTGTTGAGCTGTATTGTTCTTTTTTTCGTTTAGCAGCAAATTCTGTTGCTCTTGTTTCATAAAGTACTAGCCTTGCACTATCATTAATAAGTTGAGCACTTGTTGCTACAGGTAATCCTCGTTGAGAACGAGCTTGATTATGCAATCCAGTTACATAATGAGAAAGTTCACCTGCTTTAGTTATAGCAATTTCAGGCTGGTCTGATAAAGACACAGTTAAACTATCCATCAATTCTTTTTCAGTTTCAGTCAACTGCTGTCCTGAGAATCCTAATCGGAAAGAACCACTTAATGTTTGCATTGAGGTTTCAAGTTTCTGTACAGTCTTTTCTTCTTCTGTAGATAGTTGAATACCAGAAAGTCTTTGGAACTTGAATGCCGCCTTATCAATAGCACCAAGTTTGTCAACAGGAACTTTATTAATAAGTTCGGTCACTCGATTAACATTAACAATAAGCCCTCTTGTTGAGTCAGTATCCCCAAATGGGGTATCTACATTTTCAAGTTGAGCGTTTTCAACCATACGCATAGCCTGTTCATGTCTTCCCATGTTCATCTGGGCAGATAAGTCACCAGGTTCAATTAGTGTCCCAAGAGCTAAAGAAAGAAACTCCTCACCTAAAACAGCATCAGCTCCACCTTTGAGGTCAAGAACAAAACCCTTCATAAGGTTAGCAATATCTTGCATCGCAAGTCCATCACGCAAATCTAGTAAAATATCTGCTATTAGGATAGGTTTTTCTGCTACGTTGTCTTTCAACTTAATTGGAAGTTGTCGGATTATGTTTCTTATATCCCTAGCCTCGTCTACAGTAGCCTCGTTTGGTAACTCGTAAGAGTAGGTTTCTCCTGTTTCGTCATGGACATAAGATACTGTTGTAGTTCCTCCACTAAGAGAACTAGAACCAGGTGTCTGGCTTGATGGTGAACTACTATTAAAATTAGAACTTCCTCCACCAGTTCCTATCCCACTTGCAAGACGTTCTCCTGTCTTTGCATTGACTAATGAATCATTAGGTCCTAGTCGGATTGTTTCATCTGCACCTCCAGTAAAGATACCTGTTTCTTCATCAACTGCTTCCATCATTTCTCGTACTTTATCAAAAGGTACTTTGCCATCAAGGGCAGAGAATACGTCTATTGAAGATGTATACCCTTCATCAATAGCCTCAGCAATAAGCATTTGTTGGTCTGAGGTTTTCTTTTCTTCTGCAATTTCTTCATCTTTAGCTTGTTGTGCTGTTCGTAGGACAGCAAGTTCAGCTACTTTCTGGTCTTGTAGTGCTTCTGCACTATCCATTAAATCTGTATAAATCTGGTAGTTGAAGTTACGGATTGCTTGCTTTGCTTGAATAATAGCAGATTCTTTTTGAGCTTGTAGCTCACCTATCTTTAAAACTCCAAGTCGTTCTGACTCAGAGATAATACCTCCAGTAGTTCCAGCAACAAACCTTCCACCAGAACGCATAAGTTGAGTAGAAAGACCTTTGGTTTGTCTCATGGTAATGTCTTCCATTGTTTTCATTCGAGCATCCCATTGTCTTGAAATAGCCAAAACTTCACTTTTCATTTCCTTATCAGACACCATTGAACGTTCAAAGTTTCTTGTTATTTCTTCAAGAGCTTTTGTTGTTACTGCAACACTATCAATAGCTTCCTGCATTTCTTTAGAAGGAGCAGACTTTCCTGTAAGGTTTGATTCTGCAAGGGACATTCCATCTGGAGGGTTTGCAATAGCAGCATCAACAGTAGCCCTATCTCCAGTTACTACTTCAGTTTGTTCTGTTTCTGGATTTAGAAAGGTAGCTGAACTGTCTGCTACCTTTTCAGGAGCAACGGCTTCTGGTTGAAAAGTTCCAAATTTAGTTAAGATTCCTTTTCCTTTAACCACATCACCTGGCAAGATTCCTTGCTTGGAAAAGTCTTGAATCTGAATATCAGTAAGGGGGTTTGCATCCGTACCAGCTCCAGTTCGTACTTGTTCATCTCGTTTCTTGTATTCATTTAGAGTTGACTGACCTTGTGCAGAGGAAATAACTCCAACAGGAGAAGAACCTTGTTGAGAGTTGATAAGTAGTTGTTCTTTTGAAGGTCCACTTGAGCCACCTTTTTTGTTTGTAAAATCTGCTTTAGTACCACCAAAAGTTCCCACAGGGTCTGCAACAGAATTAAATGCTACTTGATTTGCAGATGTTTTAGCAGCGTTTAAAGAACGCTGAGTAAGAGCACCTGTACCACCTTGGATATTTCGAGCTAATAATCTCTGTCGCCCTTGTGAAAGTTTTTTAGCCATAATTAGTTGTAAAACTCAGTTACGATTACTTTACCTGCTGCTCCTGCTCCAGAATCTCCTGTTTCAGAACCTCCACCGCCTCCTGCTGGCACTGTACCAGCAGTTGCATCGGCTGAACCTGTTGCTCCATCACCTCCATCACCTCCAAAGTTTGAATTTCCTCCATCACCACCTGACCCAGTATCACCTCCTCCACCTCCTCCACCTCCTCCATATAAAGATTTACCTCCATCACCACCGCCACCTTGCGCTCCACCTCCACCTCCACCTCCACCATATGCAGATGCACCGCCATCATAACCACTTCCTGATGTTCGGTTAGCTGCACCACCACCACCTCCAAAACCACCTGAATCACCACCATTACTCGCATCACCCGCTGCACCTCCTGCGGGCCCTCCTCCTGCTCCTGCTGAAATTCCTGTAGCATCTCCTCCCTCTTCAAAAGCTCCCCCACCTCCTCCGCCAGCACCTTCCTGTGATGCACCTCCACCTCTACTTCCTCCATAAGCTGTCACTAAAGAACCAAATGTTGTATATCCTCCTCCTGAACCATTTGAGGTTTCTGAAGTTTGAGATGAGCCTCCTGCACCTATTGTTATTGTTTCAGTTGCACCCAGTGTTGCAGCCAAAAATGTTGTTTGAACATAACCGCCTCCACCACCAGCTCCTCCTGGCTCATTAACCCTACCTTTACCACCAGAAGCACCTGCTCCCCACACTTCTACTTCAATACGATTTAAGTTAGCATCTTTTGTCCAAGTTCCTGAAGATGTAAATGTAACGACATCTGTTTTTGTTGTACCCGTAACATCTCCTGTAAAGATATTAGTCCCTGTAAAGGTATTGTCATAAGTAAGTCCTGCTATATTTCCGTAAATAGGGTCAAAGTAGAAAGCTGTTGCTGTACGTGAGATACCTAGCTTAACTCCTATTGTACCCGCACTTGTTGAGGTAGCTCCTGCTGTGTCTGATAGGAATAGCTCCTGTCCTATGGTCATACCTGTTTGGGTAGTGTCATATCCTCTTGTGAGTACACCTCCTGCAATAGCAACACCATTTGAACCAGCTCCTTGGGCAATACCAAGCTGTACTCCTGTTGATGAGGCAGCTACAGAAGCATCTGCTTTCATCCATTCCTTAGCAGTCACGGTATCAAAGTAGACAATCGTACCTGTAGCAAATGTTTCACCTGCTGTAGCTCCTAGAGCAATACCGTCAAGAGTTAAATCACCTCCGTTTACAATTCCATCAACATAACTCTTTGAAGCAATCTGTCCTGCTGCTGTAGGTGTAGGTACTGTCCATGAGCCTGTAATAGTCTCATCATTTCCTTTTGCACTAAATTGTTCAAATACTTGTGGAGGGTCTGAAAGAATAACTGAAGTACCTCCTGAGTGAGCAAACCGTAAAGTAGCATCTGCTCCGTATGGAGAAATAGGTGAAAGACCTCTGACACAGCCTGAAAGAGTAGCTGTACCTCCTGCGTTTTGGACTACTGTTGTACAAGAAGCAATCTCCTGTCGCTGTCTACTTCCTGGCTCTAGCGTGACGTAAAAAGTTTCTGATACATCACCATCAAGAATAGCGTAGCTATTTTGTGGGATAGTGAAAGACGTTAGTGTAAAAGATGTTGCGGTTGATGAAATACCTGAACCTGCAAGAAAGAATGTCTGTCCTGCTACTAATTGAGTTGCAGCTCCTACTGCTGGAGATTGGTATGATTGGAATATCATTCCTGCTCCTAAAACTACTGCAAGTAAGGTAATTCCGATTGTAAGTTTTGATTTTAATTTCATATTTTGTTTAATATAGGTTGTCGAGTTGATAGTTGTGAGTTTGGTCCATGAGCTAGTACTGCCCAGTATTTATCAATATCATTTGTCTCAAACACCGCTTGCATCTCAAAAAAGTCTTCCTTTGCTAACTCTATAATAGCATGGAACTTAGCCGTGCTATCTGGAGCCGATATAGCACCACCTAAAGGACTTGCACCTAGTGGTTGTTGTGCTAATGATACATTTGCAAGTGTTTCTTCTAGGATATTGGTATCACTTCCATCTATGAATTTCTCAAGAGATTGAATAGACCCACCAAAACCATAATTGATAATAGTACTTAAAATTGTTGCAGGACTAATTTCCCCTTCAACAAAGTATTCGTCAAAGTTCTTTAATACTGCTCGCTTACCCATGTTCTGATAGGCAAATTGTGCTCTACAATGTATAGCAGTCTTCTCGTCTGCTGAGTTAATATCTGAAAAAGCATCAGGGTCAAACATATAGAATGATTCTGGTACTGATGCTGAGTGTCCATACAGTTTTCCTTTGAATGGAGTCATAGGGCGTACAAACATTGTCTGAGGTGTTTGCCAGAATCTTCGTAGTTTTCCGTCTGCATCTTCTTTGTATTGTAGGATATATAACCTACCGTTTACTGGGGCTGATAGGTGATAGCCATTTCTATACCAGACAGCACAAGCATTAGTCCAATCTTCTGCATCAATATCAGGCTTGATTGGGTTAGACAGTGTTCTAGGCTCTGCACCACCTTGCTGTTGTTCTAGTGAATTTATTTCACGTACTGCTGGTTCATTTGAAAGATAAATAATAGAGTTACCATTAGCAATAATGGTTTCTGGATTCTGTGGTCCTTGTAGTTCACCTACATAGTATTTCTTAACCTTAAAAGTTTCAGTCAAAGCTGACCCGATAAGTATTTCAAAGAACTCTGCTGAGTATGCAGAACTAAGTCCAGCAAAGATAATAAGACGTTCAGATAAAATACCAAAGCCTTTACACGTACCATCAAGTGTCAGTAGTGCTCCTTCCCCTGGAACTCTAGGAGAAGATTGACTGTAGCTTGTATGATTGTCATTACTTGACACATAGATTAAATCATCATTATCTGAGCCTACAAGAACATGGTTCTGGTATTGTCCAATAGTGTGATTAATACGTCCTGAAGCTGGTTTATTGCTATGTGTGACTACCTTTTGTAGCACCACTGAGTCATCAGCCTCCCCTGTAGGGTCTGGAGATACTCCAGTAAGGGTTGTGGTAGACTCGCCACCTGAATAAGTATATTCAGTACCGTTAATCAATACGGTTTTATTTCCACTTGCATAAAACCTTGCTCTAGCCCATGTATCAGTACCATTTTTTGTTAGTGTATTTGAAGTAGAAGAAGCAATAGTTGTTGTAGCTCCACTCCATTCATACTGGTTTGCATTACCAAGTACAAACTGTAGAAGGTCAATCGCTTCATCATCATCGTAGATTGCAGTAAATCGTGGAATAACTGATGCAGTAATACCTGTGAGGATATTAGTCCATGCGTCAATGGTGATACCGTCTACTTCGTCCAGCCATACCTGTAAAATACTGTTTGCTACCTTAACCATTAATTCTGTATCAGTAGAAGTATTCCAAGTTGTAGCGTTCATTGTAGGAGCTATCGTTACATCTGCTGCACCAAGACGAGTATTACCATTACGAGTTTTAACCTTACGTTTCTCATCAATAATCATGTTACGAGAACCAGCCACAAGATTTCGTTTATCTGTGTTTGTAGCATCTTCTCCTGTGAAGTATCCGAGTGTTTCTTCTGTAAGGTCAAAGTTTTTTGCCATATTTAATATCCCCTAAGACTATTACGGTAACGTGGTGTACCACCATAGTTTCCTACTATCTTTACTTTCTGAGAAGGGTGTTCTACTCGATATTTAGCGTACAGTCCATTTCTTCCTAGTGGGTCAATAGCCTGTGAGTCACCCCATAGCTTTTTTGATGCTTGTCGCATATCAAAGTTACTGTCCTCTCCTTCTACTTGGTGTGCTGCTTCATCCAAGCACTCATACAAAAAGATGTTGAAAGCATCGTTATCAAGAACACACACATCGGTAGATGTTGTTGGTTGTGAAATCCATACTCCTGCTGAGGTCTGGAATAGGTACTTACTGTAGTATTTAATATCAAATGGGTATCCGATAGAAAATATGATGTTGTCTACTCTCAATTGTGTGATTGCACCAGTTATCGTAAAGGTAATTTTTGCTGAGTTTATTGTGGAAGGAACTACTGTCCCTGTTTCTGATGCAGTACTCCAAGGTACTTTAATTGTATTCCACCCTACTCTGAAAGCTGTGCCATCTGCTTGTGCTGTTTGTGCTACCCCTATCCAATAATTTGTTGTAAGGTCATTTCCCCAAGTAAGGGTTACTGACGTAACTTTTGCTAGGTCTGTTGCATCTTTGATAAAGATTGGAATATATACATCTGCAACATTATCCTCATTTGAGAGGTCTATTGTATTCATTGTAGTGTTATCAATACCATCACCTGTAGCAGCCACATCAAGTTTGATTGAGCCACTACCTGAGTATTTGTAGATTGTATCTGTAACTACGTTTGTAGCTCCTGCAACAGCCGCCCATGTACCATTTCCAGTAAGTGAGTCTAGGTTGTTGAGTGTTTTTGGTGACTTAACTGCCCAGTCAATACGGACAATTTTTGCACCATTTATTCCTTCAATAGAAATCTTTTTATCATCTACCGATTTAGCTCGGTCAAACTGGTCTGCATATATTCTCTGTCCTTTGTCAGAAATTTCCCTACCAGCTTGAGGGTAAATTCCAACAAGAGAGCGATAATCTGTAGGTAGAGCATAGTTGAATTGTGCATCATGCACGGTACTAGCCAGGGTAGCAAGTCTCATTGTTTCCAGAGGTGTAACCTTTGAAAGCAAGTTATTTGCTGCACGTTCATACAGTTGGTTTATGTTGCGTACCTTATTAAGACTACCACTGTGAAGAAGTCCTATAAGGTTATTCTCAACTTCAGAAATGGTATACATAATATTTAGGCGTTATCGCTATAAATTACGGTGATTTTACTTGCCCCTGCTGTAATGATACGTAGACCAGCAGCAAAGTAGCAGTTAAATACGTATGTTCCTTCTACGATGGAAGCCTTTAATGCTCCAATGTTTACTGTTGTTCCTGAAGTATTATCAATAATTGATATTGCCCCTGCTGCTGTTTCACCCACCACTATTGCGTGTAACCGTCCTGCTCCTGAAACTACCTGTGTAGTTGTAGCAGTTGAGATATACGCTTTTCGATAATCATCTCTAATTTGTGACATAAATATTTTTTATATTAGTAGGGTAGCAACCCTAGCCCAACCTTTGACTTCTTTCAAAGGCTGGATAGAGTAACTAAATTACGCTGTTCCGTTTGAACCTACATATCCAGAGAAAGTCTCCCAGAAGTGTGCTTCGAGGAATCGAGCACGGTACATCCATGAGTCATTAGCTGTTTTAGTTGGGTCAATCAGGTCTGTAGACAACCCCATGAATGTCTCACGATTTACCATATGCTGTGATGATACACAGTGGTAAGAAGTGTTTGCATTACTGTTGGTGTTGTATGTAGAACCTAGGAAGATTGAAGCTGCGATACGAACTGTTCCGTATACAGTGTCAAAGAAGTTGATTTGGTTCTCTGCTGAGAATGGTACTAGAGTTGAATCCATTACCTCCTTTGCAGTCTTGTATAGGATGAATGGTACTAAGATACCTTCAAATACGTATGAACCTGCCTCACCATCTTGTGCCTTCTGGTTTGCTAGACTCTGTACTACTGTCCAAAGGTTGTTAGCGTTTAGAGCACCTGTTTCCAAGTTATCTACTGTGAATCCTTTTAGAGTAGTGTGAGAGTTAGAAGCAGCAGCATCTCCATCTGGAGTAGTGTTTACTGTTCCTGCAAACGCATCTCCGTAAGTGTTCAGGATAGTTGCCTTGTCCTGTGTGAGTCGTGCTCGGTCTCCCATCTGTCCTCCGATACGTGCTCGCTTTCCATGAAGGTCTGCTTTGAACGCTTCCATAGAAACTGGTACTTGCTTGGTCCACTTTTGCTGCTTCTTAGTCTTAGTGTTTCCAAGGAAAGTATCAGAATTCTGTAGAGTTTCCTGCTCATCTGTTTCTTCAAATGCTCCTACGTTTGAATCTTCGTCCCATGTGTATGCTAGAAGGTCCGTAGACATTTGGTTGAAAAAGAAATCGTCTTGTGCTGAAAGGTAGCCTGGTTGTGCAGTTCGCTGGTACTTTTCCCATGCTACTGCATCAATCTCTGTTTGACATGCGTCAGGGGAGAGACCATATGTGTGTCCTCCTGTTGGATTCAAATTAGTTCACTTGATACTGACACTAATTCCTGAAATGTTGGAATTAGCCGTTTCTCATCTTCCACCTTCCTTGGGTGGTGAAAGTGACATAGTGTGATGCCATTATTAACCTCATAACGTAGTTTAGGATGATTGCGCCAGTTGAGAATGTGATGTGCTTCCATGTGACCTTTACAGTCAATGTTGGCAATTTGACATTTCCAGTTATCGCGGTTTTTTACCGCTTTCATCCAGCCCATGTACCTACTGCACATGTGCTTTTTCTCATTTGGCTTACGGAACTCTAGCCCTCCCCTCCAACATGAATTATTTACTCCTGTCATTAGGTGGCCTTTGCCCTTCGTCCAAGGAATATGTCCTTTTTTGAACTCCGTTTTAGAAGAAGGTCTTTCTCCAGTTTTGAATTGGGTTGATTTACTTTTTGGATTATCTCCTAAAGTATTCCCCTTCTGAAAGCCCATATTTTCATATTTAGGCATCTCTGAAAGTTTTAACCCTTTATTCCACGGTATTCGTTTAGACATCGCTATAAAGTTTAGTTTATAAGTACTGATTTACTACTACGCTGTGTCAGTTCGGTATGCTAGTGAAGAAATTGTAACCTCTAGTTCACCTAGAGCAATGTTACCTCCTACAACCATCAGTCCTGAACTATCTGCTGAAGCAGCACTTTTGATTGTGTAGAGCTGTCCTCCGTCTGCTGCTCCTGTTGCGTTGTAGTCGATTAAGACTGAATCGTTTAAGACTCCTACCAATTCTGCCATAGTATCAATCGCTGCTGCTGACTCTGCCTTAGCTCGGATTCGTCCGATTTCAGGAGTAGGGTTAGCTGTAGTGATGAATTCTGCTAGAGTAGTTCCATCTGCTTTGTTTTCAGAGTCCTTCATTGCAACTCCACCAAACTGGTGAGTTCCAATAACAGGAGTATCTGCTGCTGCTAGTACGTACACGTTTGAGTTAGCTGCTCCAGAAGACCGAGTTGCTGTAGAGTGGAGAGGTTCTCCAGCTAGTACTGCTGTTTGGTCTGCTGCCATGTATCGCTTGAATGAAGCCTGTGGGCCAATCACTCGTAAGTCTGCTCGTGCCATAAGTTATATTAATTACGCTGATGGTTCATATAGATACCATCTTTGCTAATAAGCGTTGTAATCCTGAATTAGCCTACTAAGAAAGGAGACTGTCCTTGTACTTTTACAAGTACTTTTCCATTAGGAAGTGTTTTCTCGTAGCGTTGTGTCTTGTTGTTGAGATTAAACCCACTTCGCTTCATTGAAGCTGCTAGGTCTGTTTCAATTTTTGGACCACTACCTGCTTGAGGGTCACGTTGGGTAGAAGCTGCATCTGTTGATACAGAATCTTTCCCTTTGATTGCTCGTGCAAGTTCTACCGCCTTAGATTGAGAACGTTTGTAATTAACAATAGCTGCGCTTTCATCAATTTGTTCACGTAAAGACATCCCTTCTGGAAATACACGGTTTTTATGTATTTCTCGGATAAGTTCTGCTTCTGATGCTGATTCTGAAACTGATTCGGAGTAGTCAGTGATGCGTTCTCTGTTTGATTCCACTAAGGTCTGATGACCTTGTTGTGCAAGAAACTCGCGGGCTTCACGCCTCGACATTGGCTTGTCTTCATCATCTTCATCATCATCTTCAGCAGGAGCTTCATGCTTTTTAGTATAACGCTCCTTTGCCTTTTCAGGGTCAGGTTTACCCCTTCCCTTTTCTTTCTCTAAGAGGTCGGCTAATTCAGTTTCATTTGAAGTGTCAACTTCTGGAGTAACTTCTTCCACTGGTTCATCCTTTGGTGTTACCACCTCTGGAGTTACCTCTGGTGTTACTTCCGCTTCTGGTGCTTTTAGGATTTTTTCCATCGTATTTTTGTAGCCCCGTCAGGCATCAGTTAAAGCTAATATACTGTGAGCATCTCCCATCTTGGAGTTGAATCGCTGAGAGCGATTTGATTGAGATTAGAGAAGCGGTGATACAACTCCAATCTCAGTCAAATAGCCCTCTGACTCACCTGTTCACCTTTTTCTTGCCATTGCTTTTAGTTTAGTTTCAATTATATCGGTCATATAAATGAGTGACTTCCCTACTATTAAGTCAGTGGATGATGTGGCTCGTACAAGACCTTTTTCTTGTGCTTGCCATAGTAGTTCTGCTTTTAGAACCTTCCATAGATTTGAATTAAGCAATGTCAATGATTGTTCTTGAAGCACTTTCACCTGTGCATCCGTTAGTTGGCTTCCTTTGTGTTTCCAAACATCACCTTTGGTTGGACTGTTCGATAAGGCGATGCTCAGAATTTCGTCTTCTGTTGGGAGGTTGATGATTCCTTCTATTTGGAATTTAAGTGCAACCTCTTGCAAGATTTCGTCATCTGATTTTGCCATACTATTTTCGTTTATATTTTGTTTTTGGCTTCGTGGTTTGCTTAAGTTTACCTCCCATTGCTAGGCGTTTTTGTAAACGAACTTTAGGTGTTTTAGATTTCATAATTATTTTTTAGATGTAACCTTTACCTTTGCTTTTGCTTCCTCTACTAAAATCTTTGCAGCTTTTACTTCACCTGGTACTTCTGCATCTTCTTTTACTTCAACAAACTTTCCGTTCACTTTGTAAATGAATTTAACTTCAGCTTCAGCTTTTGGCTTTCGTCCTTTGAAGTCATAGAAAGAACCAGTAACAACTTTGTCACTTTCTACTCTAATAAGACCACCAATTCGGTCATACTCAGCAAGTAGGGATTCTGGTTTGAAGTTTCCTTCTCCATCTGCAACACCACCATTGAGTTCACCTCGGTCGTTTGGAGAACCTTCAAGAGCACGGGTTACTTTTTCCATGTTCATTAGGGTATACTTTCCAACTTTCATTGTTTTTTCCATATTGATTAGTTATTTATATACTTTAATAATATCACACCTCTATCCAGCCATAGGTGTAGCCGTAGCTGTAGCCGTATTCTGAGCTTGCTGACCAAACTGGGTCTGCTTTGCATCAGCTGGAGCTTGAGGAACTGCATCTTCTTCCTTCTTCATAATCTCCTCCGTTTCCGAACGGAATGTAGCGTATAGAGTCTTTCGAGTTAAGTCTTCAAGTGAGACAAATGGATTATCTGCAAATTGAGCATAAATCTGAGACATAATTGCTTGTCGGTATTCCTCGTTTTCTGGGAACATCTTTTTTGGTTCTACACGAGTCAAATACTTAAATCGTGAGAACAACTCTGGGTTTACCCTGTAAATGTGTTTCTTTACGTTAGGGTATCCTGATTCTTCTAGGAGCGACATAGATTGTCGTTGCTTTTCTTTCTTTGTCATATCACGCCCTAGTAAACTTTCGTCAAAGCGGATTACCTTAGAGACTTCACGACCATTGACTGTCTTATTGTTCAAGGTCAATGTCTTATACTTTAGTCGAGCTGTCTCTCCCATAATCTCATCTACTTGTGGTACAACCAAGTTGTTAATAGCAATGTCTTTCATTAAATCACCATATTGCACAACTGATTCAGCCAGATTCTTACCTACTCCTTCAAGCATTACTTGAGCGTTCTTGTTTGCAATAGCAACCGATGTAGCCTTTTGAGAAGCCTGTGGAAGCTGTCCAGAAGTTGTCTGAGACACTCCTGACTCATTCATTGATTCTTCTGTCTTTGCCATTGCAGAAAAGATACCTCCAAGGTTAGCTTGTGGAAGTAGCGGTACGACCTTTGTATTAGGGTCTTCAAAGGTAACAACTGCTGATGGGAAGATAACGTCTGAGTCTACTTGGTCACTACCAGAAATAGCTACAGGCATGTTGGCATCAAGGAAGGCTCGGTTCATACCAATCTGGTACTGAGCATCAAGGAGCTGGTTATCCCAGTACTGAGTGTTCATCAAAGACTTGTAGTAATAGAAATGCTCGTTTACTCGTTGGTATCCGTAAGGGACAACATTGTATTTTGGAGCACCCTTGTTGTCTCGATGTCTTATAGGATTCCATTCGACATCTGTCATGTTACCCATGTAGATTCCAGCAAGGAAACACACCTCAGTATCTTCTCGACGATTCCTGTAGGTAACTTCTTCTACCATTGAAGGGTGGTCACTGTCATATACATCATAGAATAAGCCATCTGAGTCAGATAGTACGGTATTCATGCCAGCTCGTACAAAGTCCCAGTTTGGGTGCTTTCCATACTTTGCTTTTGCTTCTGAGTATTCAATAAAGCGTTTTTGAATATTGAAACGGTGCTTTTGGATATTTTGCTCGTAGGCGTTAGAGATAAGGACATCAGTGGCTCCATATACAGGAGCTTGGAAGCCTGAAAGCACCTCATCAATGACTTCTTCTTTAATGTACATTCCTGTATCAGTTTTGGTCTTAATAGTCTGGAATACATCTGCAAAGTCAGCAGCCATGTAGGTTACTGGGTTTACTAACATACCCATTGCTGCTTGAAGGAATGAAGATTTGTATTGTGAGTTGGTAATCATCCATTCTACGGTATCTTTCATCATTTCTGAGAAATCCATATCCTCCTCATCATCATCATTTTGAGCTACATACTCAGGAATAATATACCCAGCAGTAAGCTGTGCATGTAGAGCGATTGCTTGGTTACGTGCCTTACTCCTAGTACCACGCCATTGCCATGCGGTAGCAGGGTCTTCTATTGTTTCATCAACAAAAGCATTAAAGGTACGCTTACCTCGGTCTTGGTCTTCTTCAATAGACCTGTTATTGAGTTCTACCCAGTTACGGTGAAGGATGTCTTCTCCAGACTGGATATCAGCCCGAACAAAAGTCGTAAAGTCAGCAACTTCCTTAGAAGGTTGATAGCTGGATATAGGGGTTTTTCCTTTAGTGATTTCTCCAAGCATATGTAATTAGTATACCCCTCACCTGGTATTTGATTTTAATAGTAGCATACTTTATAAAAGACAATACTATCCTCGTTTATTAAAGCCAGTAAAGTTGGGTTTTCTGATGACTGCTTTGTTATGTCCTTTTTTGCCGTCTACCATCATAAGGACATATCGTAATGCATCGAGTGCATCATCATTCTCTTTTACAGGGTTCTCATCTACCTTAGCCTTGCTACCCTTGTCTCCATAAGAATATGTCTCAAACTCAAAGACAAGGTTCTCACAACTCTCATGGACAAAAAGACGATTGGCCTTTAGAAGCTCACGGACAATATTAATTCCGTTCTTTACAGAGTTTGGTCCTTTAATAACCTCTCGGACATTACAGCCAGCTTTCTTTAGTTCTTCTATACCTCCAGGGTTAGCTGGGTCTGGATATACTGCATGCGCCTTTTCTGCTGCGGCTACTTCAGCTATTTCAGCATCAGTTTTCCCTGTTTTGTACCATTCAGTTTCAACAAAGAAGATACCATCAGATGTCTCTTTGATATTAAGGATAGCAGCAGGGTGAACAAAGCCGAAGTCAACTCCTTGGTACTTACGAGCAATAGTCTGTCCTTTAGAAAGCAGCCAGTCATCCATTGTGCCTTTAACAATGTATTCTGAGCGTTTGAACTCCTTATATACGAGTCCTTCAGTTTTACGGAAGTCAGCCAGGTATTCCTGAGCAAATCGGTCTTCTGTAAGCTCTGATTTAGCTTTATCTACCTCATCATTATCAATATGGGGGTTGTCATACGTACTAAAATGGAATGATTTGTAGTCATCATCCTTACTTTCCATGTTAAACAGGTCATAAAAGTGGTTAAAGCCCTTGGGAGTGCTAATAA